CTGAACCAATAAATTGACCATCTGGCCCACGAATCTCTGTTGGTCTTATACCTGGGCCAAAACCAAAATCTTCTAAAGGTGGTGTTATCGGTGGTCTTAACTCTTGAATATAAGGCTTACGTTCAGCTGGACGTTGTGGTTGTAGCGGTAAAGGTCTTGGCCTAGGTCTTCTTGGTGGTCTTATTGGTGGGCCAGGAGGTACAATTGGTTCTGGTCTTTTAAAAATAGGATTTATACCTGTAATGTTTTCAGGTCGACCTATTGGTGCCATGAGTGTTCTTAATAAACTCATTATACTTTTCCTATTTCGTTGAACTGTTCAAATGTTTTCATAAGTTTATCCATATTTTTAGCGCCTTTTTGTCTATCTGGTGCACCATTTGGAATGAGCTCTATACCAGTTTCAGTTTTTGTTATTTTAAATCCACCAAGTCCATTGTTTGCAGCAGATGTCATAACAAACTCACCATCACTTAACATAGCTGGTATGTCATCACTTGTGCCTGTGCCTGGGCCTATACTTGGAC